CGATGACGAGTAATCTGAATACACTCAACACCAGATGGGTCTGTAGTATAGTGTGACGGATGGTTAACTTGGTCAACCGTAATGTTTAGATTCTCACTCATCGTCTTCCACCCAATCAAATGCTTCTGGCAAACCCTTTAAAGTATAGAGGGCATAACTAACTCCAATAGAACCAACAATGGCTAAAACAACTAATAACTTCTTAATCTTATTCATCGCTTACTCTTTCTTAAACCAAACTTAGCGAGGTAGACATAGACAGTCTCTACTGTACATCCACACTCCTTTGCAATCTCTTCTGGAGTCTTCTTATCCATAAGATATCTCTTACGCATAAAAGCCTCACTTGTATATAGTTTAGCAGCCATGGTGTTATTTGTCAACTCCCATTGCCTTACCCCAGTTTTTTATAGCCCAATGCCCAATGCCACAAGCATCTGCGACATCGTTATCACTAATAGCCTTGTCATACTGGATATTAATGAAGTTGATAGTTCTTTGCTTTCTGAGGTCTCTTTCATAAGACTTATACCAAGACTCAGACTTGCCTGGATGTTGGGCTCGAATGAACAACTTTTCATCCTTGCCTATTTTTTTATTGCCAATAAAGTTCTGCCATGTGATTGGAGATACCTTGCCAATAGTACGAATACCTGATTGGCCAGCAGCACCAAGAAGAGCCCCTTGGACTAATGCAAGGTCTGCAGCAGTCTTTGGGGAATTCATGAACACTGTATGCTCAATGACTATAGCATCCACATTAACAATATGATCAAACAAAGCAACAGATTTTCTACCAGCATCTACTACCTTTTCATAGATATCTTTACCTTCAAAGTTTATCTTTCCGCATTCCTTTAGGTGTCCACCATGAAAAGTAGCGTAGGCTAGACTGTTGGTGCTTGCATCAATGGCACAGATTCTTTCTGGCTGAAGTTCTACACCCCATTTATTCTTTACCATTGACAAACCCCTTTATCTGTTTAAGTGTTTTGTTTACATCTGATGGATTAATAACACATTCCATACACAAAGATTCATCGTTATAAATTGAAAGGTTATTCCCACAAGACTTGCACTTGCGTTCTTTACCCTTACGCTTTTGACGACGCATTTGGATGTATCGTGTAGCAATCTTTTCCTTTGTTGCTGAATCACGACACTCAGCAGAGCAATAGATCTGATAACTTATAGCAGTTTCAAATTGCTTATCGCACCAATTACAGTGTTTCATCTTTCAGTGGCTCCAGAGAATTTATTTTAATGTCTCCTGCATCTGCTGATGCACAAGCCTTTTGAATTGGACAAGTCTTACAGATCTTTGAATTTGATCTATAGTTCTTCTTAGGAATGGTTCTATCTGTCCATGCCTTGCGAACTTCTCGCATCCAATCAAATGCCTGGTCTACCCACCGACGGTAATGATCGTTTACTTCTACTGGAAGAACCAGCAGTTCATGATTGTTCTTGTTCTCATAAATAAGTACTGCTCTTGCTTTCTTAAGAATCTTCATATAGATAAGCAACTGAATGAGGTGGCCAGTCTTTGGCTTCATTGCTGCCTTGCGATATTCAAACCCCTCGTTAAGCATTGTCTTAATTTCACCAAGAAGTTCTTCGCCTTCCCAGTTAAGCATTACATCTCCGTACCCAAAGATCGGAGGATCAGGATAAGTAATCTTAAACTCTGAATCTACTAAGAATCCACCTGGAACATTGCCCATTGCTTCCTGGATTCTTTCGTGAGACTTTGTTCCTGCAGTCATGTTTGCTGCGCCGTAGGCATCTGCATTGTCTTCAAATGTTTGACCATCAAATGCTAGGTACCAATATCTTGGACACTCTCCATGAGAATAGGCAATCGTTGAAGGTGCAAAGGTCTTCTTCTGTGTATGCTTGTCAACTCTATTGACCGTATATCCAGAGTTAATCTTTTCAATCAAAGCGTTGGTGTCTAAAAAACTTTCACGCTGCTCTGCTCGCTTTAACATAACCTGCTGTAATAAACTTTTTGTCATTTGTTTCTCGTTTCTATTAGTATAAGTATAGCAGATTATCGTGTGATATATTTCAAAGCAGACACTAGGTTGTTGATCGCCTCTGCTGATGTAAAGTATAGATTCTTCTTTGCTCTATCAGACTTATCTACATTAGCCATCCAGGTTGCCTTTAGGGACATCTTTGCAGCGATGGCCTGTAGCCTAACAATCTCAATAGTAGCCACCTGAGTAGGAATGTCTGGCTTAATAATAATCTTAGCAATAAAGGATAGGGCTTGAGTTAACTCCTCATCCTCCATAAAGTCTGCAATCTCTGCAAGACCGTTGACCATCTCTAAAGTTGTTTGTTGCTCTGTCATGATTCTCCCTCTGTCAATTGCTCTAACATCTCTACTTCAATTACTGCAAGCCTAACCTTGGCATTACCCTCGCCCAGCACCAAGAATATCGCTGGATCATTGCCATTTCTGATAGCATCAGTAACAGCCTTAGCCCAAATCTCTTTGCTGATAGTAATGCCCTTGGGGTACTCTTTAAAGTCAACCGTAAAGTTTCTCCAAGTAGCATCACCCTTATGAGTGTTTCTTCCTGAGTTCTTGTGTTGCTTTGCGCCGATGCGCTTAGACTCACTCCTCTCGCTCAAAGTCACTCCTCTTTCTTTTATTAAAACTAACGGTGCTTAGATGCTTGTCTTTACACATCCATGTAGCAACCTTGGTATCTGGATAAAGTCTTAAAGTCTTCACCTCTATCTTACAAGTGTGGCAAAGAAACTGACCATTATAAACTGTATAGTTAGCCATTGAGTTGCTTTCTTAGTGACTCCTGTAGGTCTAAGTCTTCCTTTACACGGTTAACAAATCCTTCTCTACCCTGGACCTTTGTGCCATCTTCGAGTTGATACCAAGCACCTGTACGGTTTACTAGACCTGCTAACTCAGCGGTGTCCACCAAATCGCCAATACTATCAATACCGATATCAGGGCCACGAAAATAAAAGTCATACTCTCCAGATTGGAAGCCAGGAGATGTTTTAGAGAACTGAAGTTCCCAGCGTACCTTTCTACCAATCTTTTCTTCAATGAGTTTATCCCCAACATGTATCTTCCCCTTGATCGCTTGATTATCTGATTCTGATGAAAACAGTTTAATAACTGTTGATGAATAGAACTTAGTAGCCTGACCACCAGTAGGCTGCTGGCTAGTATACATAGCACTAATATTGTTACGGCTTTGACTAATAAGGACAAACAGAGTTGGCTTAACTTTGTTATTAGCATAGTTAATCATCTTCCAAGCATTGGAGAAGTCTCTTGACTCTGCACCAATCTGCTTTGTGTTTTCAAGTTGCTTGAGTTCATCTGAGTCCTTTTCAAAGTAAATTGCAGGAAGCAAAGATGTAATTGAGTCAACGACGATCATGTCTACTCCAGCCTGCATAAGATTGGTTCCAATGTCAACCATCTCATTGATAGTTCTACACTGGGAGACAATTAGTTTTGATGTATCTACCCCCAAAGATTCTGCCCACTTAGGGTCGTATGACATTTCTGCGTCAATCCATGCACACAACTTTCCTTCCTTCTGGGCTAGACCAATCATCTGGAGGCACAGAGAGGACTTTGCAGACGACTTTGAGCCCCAGATAAGAACTTGTCTACCATATGGCAAACCACCGTTTAAAGCACGGTTTAAGCCGAAACTGGGTGTTGCTGCATATTCTGTTGGAGGAATAGAATCCCCTGACATAATAGTCTTACGCAACTTAGGATTAAGTTGTGCCAATACATCTTCAATAGTTACAGTCATTAAAATCGAACCCCATGCTTCTCTGGTCTAGTTGTGTTGAACTCTGCTTTCTTGTTTAAGATATGGTCTAGTGATTGCTCTGTATATCCCGCTTCAACCATACCTGCATAGAGATCAAGAGTTCTAATAATAATATCAGCAAACTCCTTTGTGATCTCTTCCTCACCCCTGTTCTTGCGTACTGCCTCCATTGCCTCAACAACCTCAGATACAATCATCATAAATTGTTTTGCAACAAAGATATCATCGACATCCTCTACCTCTGGCCAAAAGCCTTTGGTAACTGCAGTCTTGTGTAGTTCAACCGCCATCTTATCAAGCATTATTTACATCCTCCAATATAACTGTTCCATCTTTTGTTTTACCAAAAGTAAATTTGTATGTGTTGCCTTCTTCAATTTTCATGTATGCCTTAGCAAATGCTGTTGGGAATACAGTAACTGAATGAAGTTCTCTAGAAGCATCTGCTAATGTTAGAGATGCCATTTTCTTTCCTGCCTTTGTTACTCTAGGTTTAAAGGATACCACGAACATATCATCATCCTTATATGGCAACATCTTATAGTTCAAGAACTTAACAAGTGCTACATCAGAACCCTTCAACTGGTCAACAGGAACTGCAGAAAGAATTCTATTATCATTGGCTAGAATGATATAAGATGTTCCAGCCTCAATAGTAGTGTTTGGATCATCAAAGATTCCTACGCTACCTGTTTTATCTAATAGTTCTACTCTAGACCAACCCGTTGCTCTCTTGATACCCTTCACCATTCCCATAAGGATAAAGGAACCCTTCTCCTCATAGTCTTCTGCTGGTGTGATAAATGCATGATAGTGAGATGGTACAGAGATGTTGAACTCTGGTAGATTAAGATACTCATACAGATTCTCCTTAATCTCTGCATCATTTCTAGGATTATCCTGGAAAGTTGCTGCGCCTACTACCCTGAGTGCTTGAAGTGCCCTCGAATTAACTCCGTTACCCTTTGTAAAGGTAAACTCTTCAAGTTCTTTGTAGGATACGAACGGGCGAGCAGCAAGATATCTTTCTGCAATTTTATCAGAGATGAACTTAATTCCTGATAGTCCAAACCGAATACCCTTGCCTTCAATTTTAAAATCGATATCCGAATCGTTAATATGTGGCAGTTTAATCGAAATGCCCATTCGCTTCGCTTCAATGAGGTATTCAGTTCTTGCATCTTTGTCCTTCTCATTCTTTAATAGGGAATACATAAATTCAAGAGGATAGTAGTACTTTAGCCATGCTGTCCAATAAGATAGCGTTGAGTATGCTACTGCGTGGGACTTGTTAAATGAGTACCCAGCATGAGCCTCAAAGTCATGCCATAGATCAAGAGCAAGGTTTGGAGAGATGAACTTTGATGCACCATCTACGAACCTTTCTTTAAACTGATCAAATTCTTTAGCATCTTTTTTCTTTCCAATGATCTTTCTAACTTTATCTGCTTCCGACATGGACATACCGCCAAGTTGTACGCATGCCTGCATAACTTGTTCCTGGTAAAGAATACAACCATAGGTTTCCTCCGTAAATGATTTAATAACTTGGTGCTTATAGTCTGGGTTCTGACGACCATGCTTAATAGCAATGTAGTCTTTACCAATCGTATTCATAGCACCAGGACGAACTAGAGCATTTGATGCTGATAGTTCTGCTAAATTCTTTACACCCATCTTAACGAGAAGGTTGGTGTATGGTGTTGCTTCACATTGGAACACACCCTTCGTGTATCCGTCAGAAAGCATCTGATATACATTCTTATCATCCATATCAATTTTAAGCGGGTCGATTCTTCTACCGTCTCGCTCTTCAATGATATCTAATGTATCTTTAAGAACTGATAGAGTCTTTAGTCCAAGTGCATCGATCTTGATAAGACCAATTCTTTCAGCCTCTTCCATATCGACTGCAACCACTGGAATCCTATCGTCAGATCCAGTAGAAGAACGAGTCTCCATCGGCGCATACCTAAAGATTGGATCTTTACTAGTAACAACTCCTGCAGCGTGAATACCAGTACCCCGAATACGACCACGAAGTTGTTCTCCATAAATTTCTACCTCTGGATATTTCTCACGGAACTCCCGTGTTGACTTAGATGTACAGAAGTCATCCCAAGTATCTACAAGTTTTAGAACCTTGTTGACATCTGTTAGTGGAATATTTAATACTCGTGCAACATCTCGTACAACACCCTTATCCTTAAAGGAAAGAAATGTAGCAATAGATGCAACATGTCGATATTGTCTAACTAGATAATCTTTGACTTCTTCACGGCGAGTATCTTGAATATCTGTATCAATATCAGGAAAGTCATTACGGTCTGGATTGATAAATCGGAAGAACAGAAGTCCATGCTTGATTGGATCAATGTCAGTAATCTCTAGAGCATAGCAAAGCAATGAGCCTGCTGCAGAACCACGACCAGGACCAACCATGATCCCTTCTCGCTTTGCCCAAGCAATCATGTTACGAACAACTAGGAAGTAAGGAGCAAACTTCTTATCCTTAATTACCTTTAGTTCTTCTTCTAGTCTATCGTGATACTCCTGAGTATCTACATCTCTATCAATCAACCCTGCAAATGCAAGTTCTCTTAATTCTTTGTCTGGATTCTTGTACTGTGCTGGAAGAAGGTCTAGCCCCTCTTGAATGCCATAGTCCCCAACTTTTTCAGCAATGGAAAGAGTATTGGAATAAATATCTGGTCTGTCAATACCCTGTGCTTCCATTGCAGACTTCATCTCTTCGTACGAAAGAAGATGAATGTCAAACTCATTAAATGTGATTTGACGGTCATGTCCGTATAGGTAATCCAAGCGATCCATCATATTGTCAAACTTCTTTGACTTTTCAAATGTATGCTCTTTGTCTATTTTGACATGTGTATTTAGAAGAAGTTTGAATTCTTGAATCTCCTTCTGGTCAGCAGAACTGTGATGGCAGTCAGGAGTAACAACAACCTGAACACCAAACTCATCTGCCAACTGAATTAACTGCTTGTTGATTTCTGCCTCGTTATGTGGCATTACCTCAATATAGTAGTCATCATTAAATACTCGCTTAAACCATTCAATGTGCTTCTTTGCTATTGCAAATTCATTATTCTCAAGAGCCTTTACAAGTACGCTACTTGGGCATGCAGAGGTAACAATAATACCTTCTGAGTATTTTTCAAGAATCTCAAAGTCAAACCTAGGCTTCTTGAAGTAGCCTTCTGTCCATGCAATCTCATTAATCTTGTTAAGGTTCTCTAGACCAATTTGGTTCTTGGCGAGAAGGACTATATGGTTATAGACTAGATCGAGGTCTCCGTCTCTTTCAGACTTATCTCTCGTGTCAAATCTATCAGAACACATATAGCCTTCTACACCAAGTATAGGCTTAATACCCTTCGCTTTTGCAATACGGTGCAGTTCCCTATGCCCAGATAAAGTACCGTGGTCGGTGATAGCAATTGCTGGCATCCCCAACTCAACTGCACGGTCAATGTATTCTTCTGGAGTAGCGATTCCGTCAAAGAGGG